CCGCCCTGCCCGCGCCAGTCGAAGCTGGTCACCGCCCAGCCCCGCTGCGCCCAGTGGTGGATCACCTCCAGATATTTCTCGATCATGTCGCCACGACCGTTGAGGATCAGCATCCGGCCACGGGTGCCAGCACCCAGCCGATAGCGGCGGATCGGCCAGCCGTCGGGGGCCTGCCAATAATCGAGCAGCCCCCCCATCGGCCAGGCGCGACGGTCAAGGGCGGGCGACGGGAAGATCGGCGAATCCATGGGCCATGGTTACGGTTTGGTTAACCACATGGGCAAGTCCTCGGGTGAGAAATAGGGGGTTTGAAGGAGTTTGAAGGTTTCGCTTCCGTTCTAATTGCGTTTCCGCTGCCACTTGAGCATGGCCGCCTGTCCCAGCTTTTTCTGCGACCGCTGCCGCGCATAATATTCCACCATCTGGAGCGACTGTCCGCTGATAGCCGCCGTCTCGCCGGTGCTGCAGCCTGCTTCCAGCAGCGAGTTGACCGCGTTCTTGCGCAGGCCGTGCGGTACCACCTTCACCGGTGCGCAGACCGCCTGGATGGCAAGCCGGATCTTGTTGTTCTTCCCTTCGGTCGGTTTGCCGGGAATGATCGTGGACAGGCTGCGCTCATGACGCGACAGTTCCTTCGCCAGTTCGGCGTGGATCGGGATCTCCAGCGCCTTGCCCGTCTTCTTCTGGGTTAGCGAGATCGTGTCGCCAACGATGTCGCGCCAGGTCAGCGCCGCGACGTCGCCGATACGCTGCGCGGTGTAGTAGAGCAGGTGAACGCACAGGCGGACAAACCCGTCCTCGCTCGCCAGCGCTTTCGCCAACACTTCGTCGGGCCACGGCTGGTGCTCGCCCGTTGCCATCTCCTCGATGTCGGCGAAGGGATCGTTCGTCACATGCCCGCGCCGACGCGCCCAGCTATAGGCGGCGCCACCCGCGCGCTGCACCATGTTCGCCGCCCCCGGCCGGTCCGCCATCTTGTCGAGCAGCAGGACGATATCCTTGCGCTCAAGCCGCTGGGCCGGGGCAGTGCCGAGCTTGTCGACAAGTTCGCCCTGATAGAGCTCGTAGAGTCGCTTCGTCGAGGCAGCCTTCTTCTTGAAGGTCTCACTTGCCTGGTAAAGGTCGATCAACGCCTTCAGCGTCAGTTCCGCCTTCACGTTCGCCCGCCGCGTGCGATGCCCCATCAACGCGGCATAGGTTCCGCCGAAATTGCGGTCGCTTGGCGCAGGCAGCTTTTTCCAGACAGGCTTGCCCTTTTCGTTCACCTGTCCGGTGTCGAAATAGTAGTAGAATCGTCCCTTGGCTTTCGTCCGTTTGACGTAGGGGATGGCCTTACCCTTGGGCATATAGCTTCGTTCCCTTGCGCCAGTCATCCGGCGCATCAGTTTCACCGGTCAGGCGCTCCAGATAGGCGTCGATCTCGGCGCGGCTCCAGTGGAGACTATTGCCGAGGACGACAGGATGCGGAAGGCGCCCGCCCGCAATTTCGCGCTCGATCTCGGCGGCGGACAGCTCCAGATAGGCACATACGGATGCCTTTTTGAGCATCCTCGGCCAGAATGGCGCCTGCCCGCCCACGCTGCGTTTGCTCATGATGAGGGTTCCTTCGCTGGCTCCGGAACGAGCGCGATCATGTCCCCGATCGTCTGGGCTGAAAGGGCGGCCTCGTCGTCGACCTCCTCGCCACGGATGATCTGGAGATGGTAGGCAATCCACAGTCGGCGGAAGGGCGTGGCCACCAGCGGCCGGTTATCAACCGCCTGGTTGAACGGGATGTGAAGGTGCGCCGCAACGATAGTGCGGGCCGCCCGCAACTGGAGCTGGCCAGCCCGGAAGGCGATCGACATGAATTCGGCTGGTGGCACCTCGCCATCAGCGTTGCAATCGCGGCACCAGCCTGGCTTGGCACAGCTGCCCGCCATCCAACGACCATCAGCCTGCAGATACTCGTGGCGCACGTCGATCCAGTCGCGGCGCACCCGGACACCGTCACGCATCAGAACGGCTCCATGTCGTCGAGGCCGTGGATTGGGCAGTCATTGGACATGTGCGTCGGCGGCGCCTGGCAATTGCACACGGCTGGCTTAATCCAGCCATGCTGACGGAGGTGGCTCTCAGCGCCGAACATGGACGCATGAAGGAAGCCGAACGTCTCGCCTGCCTCGCCTAGGGCTTGCGCGAGCATCTCCCCACCTTTCATCATCGAGCTCAGCAGCACCTCGGCTTGAAGCGCGCGCTCCTCCAATGCGTTGTAGGAGCCTTTGAACCCATCCGGCCCAAGGCTTTCCAGCGCTTCGAGGATGGCCTTCGCCTTCTTGAGCGACGTCGCGCGCCGCTGTTCGTCCATTTTCCGCGTACGCTCCGATTCGCGTAGCACGCGACGGCCGGCAGCACGCAGCGCTGCGCGATCTGCCCAAGCGGGAGGGTCGATGATGCCGGCGATGGTCTGGGCCAGATCATTTTGCATGAGCCAGCACCTCCATGACGTCGGCCGGCACCCGGAAAAGTCCCAGCGCACCCTTGCACGGCACCGGCGTCTTGAGCGCAACCGGTTGGGCAAGCTTGATGCCCACCGGCCCGAAGAACCACGGGCTGTTGCTCTGCTCGACCGAACCCAGAAGTTCGATGCTGCCGACGATCGCCCCGCAGCCGTTCTTCATTTCGGTCCAGCTGCCCATATCGGGGCGCGGCTGGTCCCATGCTGGCGATGCCATGTAGCAATGACGAACCTCGTCCCACCAAGTTTCCTGCACCTCCTTCGTGCTCCACCAGGAGCTGGCATGCAGCCAGACGCGGCCCCGGTAATGCCAGTGGCGCGGCCGGTTCTCGATATCCTTGCCTAGGTGAAGGATAGCCGTCCACCAAGGCGCGCGGACGCTTATGGCGCGGTCGGGGATCACGCTTGCCCGCCAATCGAGCGGCGAAACGCAACGCCCGCGTCTGTAACGACGATGAACCGATCCCGCCCGTCCTCGCCGCGGCGACGCTCGACGAAGCCGTGCCCCTCCAACACGTCGAGTGCCCGCGATACCACGGGCTTAGAGACGTTAAGCGACATCGCCATGTCCCGCACGCGGAGCGGGTAGCGCTCGCTCATCGCGACGCCCATGATGGCGAGCTGGCGCGGCGTGATCTCGATATACTTGGGCGACCGAACGAAGGTCACCGCCTGGTCGAACAGGTCAGCCATGGGGCAGAAGCTCCATTTCAAGCATGTAGGGAAGACAGGTGGCCGGCCGGCGCCGCACGCAGCGCGCCATTTTCTCGATGTCGAGCAGCTCGTCGCGCCCGTTCCACACCCATTTCGCAATGGCCTCGGCAGCGCCAAGGGGATCGTGGATCAGATGCTCAAAGGGCATGTTGTAGAATCGGCCATCGCCGATACGGATCACGGCCTCGCGCGCGCGGCCAGTGTCGCGTCGCACGCTGTGCTCCATCGCCCGCCGCGCCCTCCGGTCGCTCCGCTCGCCGATCAGCTTGAGCATGCTCTTTGCCTGCTCGGCTGGATGCCGGGTCAGAAATATCGTGCGGTAGCTCAAGCCGATCGGCGGCTGGTGCAGATGCGGATTCAGCAGTTTGACGGCGTGCCCAGGGCAGCGGGCGAAAAACTCGCGCTGCGCGTCGATCGCCGGCAACTCCGCTGTCACGCGATCTTCGAACGCTGGATACGTCCCTATCGTCTGCACGTCGGCTGCGCTCAGCATCTGCATGACAAGCGACGATCCGCAGCGGCCGAGGCCGGCGACGAGGATGACGGGCTTAGTCATGGGCCAGCTCCGGACGCTCGTGAGCGCATTTCGGGCAGGCGGCGCGCGCCATCAGCATCGCCGCCTTGTCGAGCGGCGTCGGGAGATGAGCGACGATCCACTCGTGCCTGCAGGCGTTGCTACCGCAGCGCGCGGTGATGACGTTTGGGCCGCCAAGGTCTGGTTGGCCCAATTGCTGCAGCGTGAGATTATCTGACATGCGCTGCCTCCGGCATTGCATCGTGGAGCGCGCCGTCGAGGAAGCGTCCCGCCTTCTTCCTGCCGATGGGGTGCATGGCAGCGGCCATGCGTGCGTAGCGGTCCTCGCCATCCTCAAAGGTGCACCATCGACGGCGATGCAGGTTGAGGCGCACAGGCTCTGCCGTTCGCTGCCCCTCAGCAGCCCACGCGCCCCACTGCTTGAACAGAAAGGCGATCCCGACCGCTGCGCACTGATCGCGCAGGCTACGGGCCCAGTCGGGATGCATCGGCCGGGCACCCGGCCCGCTCTCGCCGCCGGCAACGACCCAATGGGGCAAGGCGGCGTGGGCAAGGATGTCGAGATGGCCGAGGAGCGGCTCGGCACTGACCCAGCGAACGGCCGCCGGCACCTGCGCCAAGACAGACCAGCGCTCGTCATAGTGCTTCTGATCCTCGGCGGAGATGCCAAGCCACACATTGGGCATCGGTTCGCCGGCCAGCAATCGAAAATCGGCGGTGAACTCGTTGCCATGTCCGATAGCGGCGGCTGGCCACGCGTTGACGATATCGCTCACGCGGCGTGCCTGGTCCGGCGCCGACAGGTAACGACGCATACGGTCGGCACGCTTCGTCAGCACCTGGAACGTGTGCTGTGGGCACATGGCCATGATGGCGAAGCACTGATCGATCCATTCGTCAGGCACGCTCTCGTGGAAAAGGTCGGACGTCGAGCACACGAAGATGCGACGCGCCTTCTTCCAACGCAGCGGCTGGGCGAGCTCGTTCGCGTCGAACCGAGTGACACCCGTCCAACGATGATCCTTGCCAGACGGCGTCGTGACGATCTGCGCTAGGCCCTCGCCCCACATGCCCGGCTGCGAGAAGCGCGCGGCCATGATCTCGGCATAGCAGTTGATGCAGCCGTGCGACGCGCGCGAGCAGCCCTTGACCGGCGTCCAGCTCGCGTCCGTCCATTCGATTGAGGTGCGATCAGCCACGGCGGCGTCCTTTCACCCGACCAGTGCAGATTTCGAAGAACAGGCCCAACCACTCGACCGCGATCGACCAGCCCACGACCTCGTTTGAGATGGCCTCAGGATCGCTGAGCGAACCGCCGCCCCAAGGCCCAACGCTGATGTGCGGGATCATAAATCGGATCACGGCCGCGCCACCGGCATGATCGGCATGTCAGTCCAGGCCAGATGCGTGACGAACTGATCCGATATAGGCTCAAACGTCACGTCGCCGTCCGCGCCCTCATAGCGCTCGAACCAGCCCGAACTGGTGCCATCGGCGGCGCAGACCTCAGCCCTACGACCTTCCTCGTCCCAATCGAGATGGACGCGGTTGAGATAGTAGATCTCGCCAGACGCGACGCGTGCCAACCCGTCATTGCTCTTCCAGCATGCGATGACGCGCAGTTCGCGCCCTTCATCCACGCACGGCGGCTGGTCCATAGGGTGCCAACGCTCGGCGAAGTAGGAAATGACGCGCTCGGCTGCATCGCGCTCCTCGGTGCCGGGCGCCTCGAAATCGCCGCCCGTCTCGTCAGCGATCAGGCCTGCGACGTGCTCGACGAGATCAGGACCTGGAGCAGCGAGGAGAACGGTGCGTGCCGCCGCGATGAGCACGGACAGGTCATCGCGATCGATCTGCCGGATCGAGCCGAGCCCCACCTTCGTATCCAGAGCCTCTCCGGCCAGCTCGATCACGCCGGACAGCACATGCTGGTCAATGGCAGAGGTCATAGCGGCAATCCTTTCAACATCGCGTCACGCGCGGCGTTCAGCACCGCCATGTCCCCGCCCTCGCCCGCACGGTCGGGATGCGCCGCTTTCGCAAGCTCGCGGTGGGCTGCGACGATTTCGTCGCGGGTGTAGATCCGTCCAGGCACATCGAGCCCGAGCAGCTGGCCAGGCGTCTTGTCCCCGAACATCTCGGGCGACGGCAGCGCGACGAACCCGGTAAAGGTCTGGCGCACGATCTGCAGGCCGCCATGGCGGGCCTCGACCACTCGCGCCTCAAGCACGTGGTGGATCGCCTGCAGGTTGTGTTCTATCTTCGGATATCGATCGACGGCGATGCAGCGCTCGCTACCATCCCACAGGAACCAGACTGCGACGCCAGGATCACGCGGGCTCCGATCGCCCAGCGTGTAGTTAGTCGAGATGACGATGTTGCTGACCGTCTTTCCGGTAGCCTCGCCGAATCGACGGAGCGAATTGCTCACGTTCTTGAGCGCCGGGTCGAGTGCCGTCTTGAATTGCGATGCACCGCGGCGGCCGGCGTCGGTGCGCGGGATGCCGATCGGCCATGCAAGGGGATATGCCTGCGCCATTATGCCGCCGTCCTATTGCTAGCGAGGGTGCTGGACCGACCGGCCTCGACGGCCGGCCCAGCTATTGGGGGGTAGGTGACGCCGGGAGCGTGGCGTCCGAGGCTTTGGGGGCTCGTCAATTCATGTGCTCCGCAGGCGCGCCACCGCCGTTGCGGGCAAAGTCACCAAGCGTGCGGATCAGCAGGCCAACAAAGGCCTGCGCGCCGTCCAGGTCGAAGCGGGCGAACAGCGCCTCGCGCTCCCCGGTGTGGAGCGACACGAACAGCATCGGCTCACCTTCGACCACATCAACGCCGACACCAGCAGCGCCCGCATCATCTTCGATCCCGCCCGAAGACAGGCGCTCCAGCACCATCGGCTTGACCGTCTCACAGCGCATCAAGGTCATGACCGGTCGCGCGAGGTGAATATTGGATGACATCAGCGCTTCCTCTGCGACTGGGGGATGATGCGCGGCAGCGGCTTGCGCTGATCGGCGGCGACATGGACCTGACCCCAATGGTCACGCCCTTTCCGTGGGAGCGGCTCGAGCTCCTTGCCGCGCGGCCGGCCGATCACAGCCCTGCCTCGTGCTTGAGGCGATCGCGCTCGGCCATGACGAACGGGCGCCACATCTCGGGTACGTCGCGCCAGTGCTTCGTCCAGAACTGCTCCGCCCGTCCGTCGAGCATCGCCTTCGGCAAGCCTTCGATCAGTTCCTTGACCACGAGCGGCTGGCGGAACGCCGGCGCCAGGCCGATGCCGGAGTTATTGGGCGGCGGGAGCAATTCCTGCGCCCGCCGCCCTGCGACCCGAACGGGCTCTCCCGTCGGCTGGTTATTCATGCGATCGAACAGGTTGCGCAGCGCGCGCTCAAGTTCGCCGATTCCTGCGCCGGTCCAGCACTTCCACACATGCTTGCCGTTGCGCTCGTAGCTCTCGCACTCGGCCCAGACAGCCGGCAGCTCATAGAGGTAGCGACCGATGCCCCACATGACGGCGGCACGCTTGAACGCGCCCGAAAGCCCGCCCTTCTCGCCTTCCATCGCCGTCGCGCCCGCGCCGTCGCTCTTCGACACCCAGCGCGTGCCCATGTCGATCGCAATGGTCGCGATCACACGGCCTGCCGCCGTCTCGGAAAAGCTGCTCTCCCAGCCGGCCGGGCCACACACATCGTCCAGCCGGTTCTGCACCGAGCGCGACGTGATATAGCACAGCGCCATCGCGCGGCGGCCGTCACGGGACACCTGCTGCGCACGCCAGCTATGCTCATTGGGCGCGAACGGCGCCTGCAGGGCGGCGAGGTCAACCACGGCTGGCGCTCCACGCTTCCAGGGCCTCAAGCGCCTGCTCACGGGCGCCGGCCTGCGCGATGGACAATTCCTCGCCCGACGCCGTCTGCGCGTCGATCGTCACACTCATCACGCGATCCAGCGCGCGAGCGAGCAAGGTCGCCACCGCCCCGCCGCCAAGGACGGTCGGCTGGTCAGCAAGGGCGGTCTTTACAGCGCCCACGACGCGAAGCTCCGGGCGATGGCGAAGAAGAGCAGGCCGATCGAGATCACGCCAGCCGCGACCATCACGACTTCGTGCCACAGCTGCTTGTGCCAGATGCGCGAGATCAGGCGGGCGCGATACTCGGCCGTGCCAGGCGTGAAGGCCGGCGAGGCAGCGACGCGCGTGAGGAACTGCTCCGCCCAGTCAGCGGCGTCGTCGCAGTCCTCGGGCATGCCGAAGCGCTGCGCCTGCGCCTCGAGCAGGCGGTAGGCCGTGCTGAAGGACGAGAAGGTTGCAGCGTCCGACACGTCGCCGAACGACAAGACGTGCTGCCAAAGATGATCAAGCCGGTCGAGCGCGGCCGTGTCCGTCGCGTTACGGACGGGCACCGACGCCAGCGCCCCAAAGGGCGAAGGCGCGGTGCAGAATGCGGTAGATGCAGTGTGCGACGACATTCGTCCCTCCCGGTTGTTACGGGAAGGAGATTACGGTTATCGTAATTAAACGTCAATACGGTTTTCGTAATTTATTGAAGGCTGGCGGTGAGGCATGCTGGGTGGCGCTAAAGGAGTAGCTTATGCGTTCGTCAACGGTCGTCGCCATACTGCCCATCGCAGCCTGTGTCGCGGCAGCTTCGTACTATCAGTACGACTATGCGAAGCATGGGGAAGACACGGAGATCAACGAGCGTATTGAAGAACGGCGTGACGCTGCCAGTTGGGCCGATGCAGCGAACCGTGCTGAGCAATCTTGGGAGGAGTGCCGATCTCAGCATTCGTATCTGGAATGCAATGAATGGCCGAAAAGAAGGCGTGCTGCCTTCTACAAATCCATAAACGACGATACGGGATGGTATGGCGGGGGGCCTAGAATTGAATACATCCCGACAAACCGGGACCGCCGAAACGAGTGGCTCGGATGGCTCGCCATCTCTCTCATTTTCGCGTTTACGATCCGCAAATTTGCCCGAGAATCCTCCCCAAGCTGGTGACCATTCTCAACTATAAATGGGGAAGGGTTGCAGTCACAGCGCGACAACCGTTACGGATAAGAACATATCAAGAACAATGATTCGGTGGGTTTGTGTCGAGATCCTACGTTTATCGAGCAGTGTGCTTAGGCAGGCCCATTGGGCCATGGCGTAGCAACATCCATCAAGCGCGTGCTGATTTGATTGAAGAAGGCCTCGGCGAGTACAGTGAGTGGAGCCGCACCTTTTACACCACCATTCCTGGCGATATTCAGTCAGCAATTAAGGCCAACGCACGATCTGCCGCTTAATCACATCCGCGATGCACGCCAAATGACGCGACCAACGACGCGGAAATCTCCGCCGCTGATCGGCATTTCACGATGAGACGGATCACTCGAGCATGGGACTAAGCGAGCAGGGCTTTCCTGGTATTGCTTAAATGTCGTCTCGCCGTCCGCATTCTGCACAACGTAAAATCGACCCGGCCACAAGTCGAGGTCGGCTGGATCGACGATAATCATGGCTCCGTCCGGGACATGAAGATCCATGGAGTCGCCCACCACCCTCAGGGCGTACGCACTGGAGGGCATACTTGGATCGGGGGACGGTATCGAGCGCCGCGATTGACGGACAGCTTCACGCCAATTCCCTCCCGGCACCTCACCTAGAAGTGGAATTGGGCGCGCCGCAGGTGGGCGATCCTCTTGCATTCCAAGCCAGTCGACTAGCTTAGGCAATTCATGCGGCTGGATGCGGCGCTGCCCTTGCAGCATTTCAGCAATCCTGGGCGGCGCGATCCCTAAGTGATCAGCCAGAGCCTTCTGCGTGAAGCGCTTTTCTGCAACCTGCAGCTTAAGTTCGGCAAGAATCTCGTCATGGCTCAACATGACGGCACATTGCGGAAATCGTAATCCGGGGTCGATAACGGACATCGTAATCATCTCTTGTTTTGAATTACGGTTATCGTAATATATCAGCATGCAGAAGGCAGCTGACATCATAGACGCGCTTGGCGGCACCAGTGCTGTCGCCCGAGCCTTGGAGATAACCCCTTCAACGGTATCAAGCTGGAAAACCAGTGGCAGGATACCTCGCTGGAGGATGCCACTCGTGGAAGCCCTTGCGCTAAAATTGGGCGCTAATCTGACTGACAAGCAGCATGCGGGATCGCCGGAAACGACGATCTCAGAACTCTAACGTGATGAGTTAGCTCGCATGCAGAACCTCAGAACAGGGCGGAATACTGGCCCGCCGCTTGATTGCTGCACCAGCTAACACTTCGGTCTGACACCTGCCAAGCCGTTTCGTTTTATTTTTGTCCTTCCGGGGAGAGTGGAAATGGGCACCTTCTTCATTTCGCTGGCATGTAGCGCTGTCGCTTTCACAATCGGCATTGGCGTGGGCGGTCTGTTCACGGTGCTTCGCATCGACCGTCACAACGACGAGGCTCTCAAGGCTGAGAGCGAGGCGCAATGACCGCCCGCGCCACTGTCCATATCGGCGACGCCACACTCTATCTGGCCGACGCATACCAGCTGCTGCCTACACTCGGCTGGTTCGACGTGCTCGTGATGGACCCGCAATATGAGTTCGACAATTCGGGCGGCGGAGCGTTCCGCGCAGCACGCGGCGCCAGCGACCAGATCGTAGAGGAAGGGCTCGACCAGGGCTTTGATCATACGATCATCAACCCACTGATGTGCGGCGCTGTCGTCAGCTTCTGCCACAACGACCAACTGCCCGAGCTGCTGCCCTATCTCAATGGCAGCTTCCATCGCTGCGTCGTCAATTTCTGGGCGAAGCCGAACCCTTCGCCGCATCGGAACAAGCATTATCTGGCTGACACCGAGCCCTACATTCACGCGTGGAACCGCGAGTTCCCGCCTGTCGGCGATCATCATGACATGCATCGCTGGATCAGCGCCGGGTCGCAGCCCTCGAAACTCTACAGCCACCCCACGGTGAAGCCCGACGCGGTGATGTCGAAGATCGTGAAGAATGTGGGCGGCCGGACAATTTGTGATCCGTTCATGGGCACCGGCTCGACCGGCGTCGCTGCGATGCGCGCGGGCAAACAGTTCACCGGCATTGAGTGGAACGAAAAGCATTTCCGCACCGCCGTGGAGCGGATCACCGACGCATATCGAGAAGACGGGAGGGACGCCGCATGATCTGGCCCTTCAGGCGCAAGAAGCGCCCGACAGGACAATTGCCGCCGATCAACGAGGATTGGCGTGTAGGCGACCTCGCCGCGTGCATCATGAATGGCGGCTGGACCGGCGGGGTCGGGCCGACATACGGCTCGATCCACCGCGTCACCGCCGTGGTTGAAGGCCATCTGAAGAAGACGAACGAGCCGGTCTGGGGGCTGCAGCTGCAACCCTGGCTCTCCTATTACCACGCCGAGGCCTTTCGCAAGGTGCAGCCAGACGCCGAGGAATGCTCGACAGAGTTCAAGGCGCTGATCGATCTCGTCGTGCATAAGCCCGTGAAGACGGGAGTGGACGCATGATCCGTTGCCCCTTCACTCGTGATGCAGTGCGCCAGATGCTGCCTATCTTTCCGTGCGACGAGCATATCGCCCGCCGCGTCTCCAACAGCGCCTACCGCGTCAGTGCGAAGCAAGTTCGCGCGCTGCGGCATCGCGCCCGATAACGGGAGCCCATAATGTCCGAAGGCAACATAGCAGCCGACCAGCTGCGCCTCCTGATCGAGCGTATCGAGCGGCTGGAGGAAGAGAAGAAGGGCATCGGCGACGACATCAAGGACGTCTATCTGGAAGCCAAGGCAACCGGTTACGACCCCAAGATGATGCGGCAGATCATCCGCCTGCGGAAGATGCAACCGCACGATCGTCGCGAGATGGAGGCAGTGCTCCAGACCTATATGGCGGCGCTGGGTATGGACAGCTTCCGCGACGACAGCGCGCCCACCATGTTCGACGGCCATGACGGCCGACCCGATCCGTCCACACCTGCCCCCTCGCCCAGCGCCAGCGCTGACGAGATGTTCATGACCGCGCTCAATCTCGTGGTCGATCATCAGAACGCGTCCGCGTCCTGGCTCCAGCGCCAGATGCGCATCGGATACAACCGTGCCGCCAAGCTGATCGAGGATCTCGAGAAGCGCGGCGTCGTCGGGCCGCCCAATCATGTCGGCAAACGTGACGTGCTCGTGGCGCCTGGCGGAGAGGCGGATACCGGCTCGCTCAAGGATCGCGTGGGCGCGGCCATGGTGGCAGCGGCGCAGTCCCTCGACGGAAATGCACTGCCCATGACGCTCTCAACGGGCGACGGGAAGGTGCTGTTCGAGAACAAGGCCGCCCGCGAGAAACGCGAGGGTGCAGCGACGTGACACGCAAGACTATGCGCTCCCGTCTGGAGGCGCGCCTCATCGCCGACGGCAGGTTGTCCCCGAAGAAAGAGCCTACCGCCAAAAACAGCAAGGATCGGCTCTTCGCGCTCGGCCGCATGAAGGTGGGCGAGAAGAACCAGACCGAGCAGCGGTTCGAGGACGAATATCTCCGGCCGCTCCTGCTTGCTGGTGAAATATCATGGTATCGGTTCGAGGGCGTAAAGCTGCGCCTTGCGGACAACACCTTCCTCACCGTCGACTATGCCGTGCTGCCAGCCGGCGGCGTACTGACGATGATCGACGTCAAGGGCGGCGCGGCCGTCGTCCAGGAGGACGCGCGCGTAAAGATGCGCGTCGCCGCCGATCAATATCCCCTCCTGTTCCAATACGCTTTCCCGGCCAAGGGCGGCGGTTGGACGATCAAGGACGTCTGATGAGCATCCGGCTGATGAACGTCGTCCTGGGCGCCGACATGGACCATCTTTCAACGACCGAGCGCTATGTGCTGCTCGTCCTCGCGGACTCCGCGAATGATGACGGCGTCACGTGGATCCCGATCAAGGGACGCGCTGACAAGCGCAGCATCATGAAGAAGACGTCGCTGAGCGAGCGCGCCGTCCAGAACTGCCTGCGCAGTCTTGAAACTGCCGGCCATGTCACGCGCGACGAGCGTCCCGGACGCGGCGTCATGTACACGCTTCACCCCCGCACGAAATGCACCCCCGCACGACGTGCACCCAAACCATTATATAAACCAGATTCCCCCTTAGAGCCTAACGGCTCTAGCCCCCCCGAGGGGGCGGGAGGGACTGGTTCGAAGAGAAATCGGGGGTCACGCATTCCCGAGGATTGGTCGCCTCCATCGATCGCTGACCTGCCGCCGTCTGCGAAGGCCAAGGCATCGCAATGGCCGGCCGGTGCGTACGAGGCCGAGGCCGAGGCGTTCCACAGCTTCTGGCTTGGCGAGAGCCGAGCAGGATCTCGCAAAAGCGACTGGAACCGCGCCTGGTACAATCGGATCAACGAGATCACGGGCCGTGTGCTGCGCGATGCCAGGGCCGGCGTGAAGGTCACAGCGCCCAAATCGCCAGCGACCGCCCCAGCCGGACCGCTGCGTATCCACGACACCAGTCGCGAAAACGCCGGTGCCCGCAAGATCCGCGATGGCATCCGCAAGCTGCTCGGCGATCAGGTTTATGACCAGTGGATCGCGCCGTCCCGGCTCGACGTGCAGGGCGACAAGCTCACACTCGTGGCGATCAGCGCCTTCGCTTCGAACTACCAGCGCGACAATTTCGCCAACGACATCGCCCGTGCCATGCACGCCGTGCTGGGCCCGGATGCTGAACTCCGCTTCCATCACGAAAGGCCGCCAGCATGACACCCGCCGAAGAAATCCGCGCGCTCGCCGATCGCGCCATGGCCGACGCCACGTCAGAACGCCAGGGGGCGAATGACGCACTGATCCGCGCCAGCTGCTACGAGGACAAGGCGCACGAGCTGATCGCCCTGGCCGATCGCATCGAGCGGGAAGAGGCGGGCCGTCGTTCGCACTTCCGCCGCGTCGTGAACACCGATCTCAGAGACATAGTCATTGATTGAGCGCGCGTGCCTTTGCGGCGCGCGCGAGCCGGACGACGAAGCGCCCTGCCCTCGCATCTGCTGGAGCTGCGGCGAAATGGAGATGGGTCGCTTCGATCGCGGGATCAAACCGGCTCATCATGTTCACATCACGCCCCGCGATGTTACGCCACCACGCGCTACCCAAAAACCACGGGCAATTCCTGCTAACACAGCAGCACCCAGGCAACGCCCCACAAACATTGAAAATCAACATCTTAGCGTCGATCAGCTAGATTTAATCTGAACTTTGCGCAGCATCATACTGATAATGCTTGCCAACCCCACGCCAGACGCGCGAGATTCGCGGCGAAGACAAAGGCGGCGGGCGCATGACACAGGGACAAAAGCCAAGGAAGGCTTCCCGGAAAGGGCGGCCGAAGAATGCGGCAACGCAACGCCTCTCCATGCAGCAGGAGAGGTTCGTTCACGAATATCTGGCCGAGACGCCCCACAACGCCACCGCCGCTTATGCGCGTGCCGGCTATCAGGCGACGGGACAGGCCGCGCGCACCGCCGCCGCCCGCTTGCTCAAGCAGCCCGCCATCAAGGCCGCCATCGCCGAACTGCGCGCACGCGACGCTGCCAAATTCGAAGTCACACGCGAACGTGTGCTCGAAGAATATGCGAAGCTCGCCTTCTTCGACCCGCGCAAATTCTACAATGAGGACGGTACGCTCAAGCTGCCGACCGAGCTGGGCGACGCCGAGGCGGCAGCGCTCACCGGCTACGACGTCGAGGAAGAATTCATCGGCGACGAGCCCGACGTCGAGATGGAGGATCAGGCGCACGGCGGGAAGCTGAAGCGCCAGCATGCCAAGACGCTCGCCGTCGGCCGTACGGTCAAGATCAAGTACCAGCGCAAGAAGGACGCGCTCGACAGCATCGTCAATCTCATGGGCTGGAAGAAGGAACCCGCTCAGCTCGGCACGCCTGAGAATCCCCTGACCATGGTGATGCGCGACCTGCAGGGCCGCGCCATCGGCTTCACACCGGTCGATCACGCCAGTGATGAGGACGACGCCGAGTGAACGCGATCCCTCACGACTTCGTCCCATCGACGCAGGCGGAACTGACCGAGTGTCTCGCCGACCCGATGTGGCGCGTCTGCTCAGGCCAGCTCTACAAGATCATGATCAAGGACGACACGCTTGCCGACGGCATGAGCGTGATGCCGTTCCGCCCCAATCGTGCCCAGCGCCGCCTGCTCAAGCGGCTCTGGTACCGCACGCTGATTCTCAAAGCGCGTCAGCTTGGCTTCACGACGTTGATCGCCATCATGTGGCTCGACCACGCGCTGTTCGTCGCCAACCAGCGTTGCGGCATCATCGCCCATGATCGCGACGCGGCCGAGAACATCTTCCGCGACAAGGTGCGCTTCGCCTACGACAATCTGCCCGATCATCTGCGCCAGTTGATGCCGCTGGCCCGCGATAGCGCCAAGGAGCTGCTGTTCGCCCATAATAACAGCTCGATCCGCGTCGCCACATCGATGCGATCGGGAACGATCCACCGCCTGCACATCTCCGAATACGGCAAGATTTGCGCCAAATATCCTGACAAGGCGCGCGAAGTCGTCACCGGTTCGCTCCCGGCGGTGCCGCTCAATGGCATCGCCATCATCGAGAGCACCGCCGAAGGCCAGGGCGGCGACTTCCATGACAAATCGGTCAAGGCGGAGGCCCGCTCACAGATTGATCGCCCGCTTCATCAGCGCGAGTGGCGGTTCAACTTCGAGCCCTGGTGGAAGAACGAAGACTATCAGATGGACCCGGCCGGGGTCATCATCACCGCCAAAGAGCACGACTATTTCGACACCGTCGAAGCGGCGTGCAACACCGAACTCAGCCTGCGCCAGCGCGCCTGGTACATCGCCACCCGCGACAGCGACTTCTCAGGCGATGACGAGAAGATGTGGCAGGAATACCCGTCCACATCGAAGGAAGCGTTCCAGCAGTCGACCGAGGGCTGCTACTTCGCCAAGCAGCTCAGCGCCGCGCGCAAGGGGGGCCGTGTCGGCAAGGTGCCGCTCGTCAGCCATGTGCCGGTCAACAGCTTCTGGGACATCGGCGCCGGCGACGGAACGGCAATATGGCTGCACCAACGCGTCGGCCTCGAGCATCGCTTTGTCGGCTTCATTGAAGGATGGGGCGAGCCATACGACTATTTCGTCAAGGAGATGGAGGCGCTCGGCTACCTCTGGGGCACGCACTATCTCCCGCACGACGCGACGCACAAGCGGCAGCTGGTAACGACCGTCGCCGCGCCCCTCTCCATGCTGGAGGAACTGCGGCCGACCTGGCGCTTCGAAATCGTTCCCCGCGTCGCGGACATCACGCACGGCATCCAGCAGGTTCGATCCATCTTCAGCCAGTGCTGGTTTGACGAAGTCGCCTGCGCCGAAGGCCTCGCCCATCTCGGCAGCTACAGCAAGGAACGCGACGAGCGTCTCGGCGTCTGGAAGCCCACGCCCCGGCACGACATCCACAGCGAAGCGGCCGACGCCTTCCGCCAGTTCGCGCAGGGCTGGTCCGAACCCGCAACTCCAGCCGGATCGCGGCCCAGCCGCAAGCGGCGCCCCTCAGCAATGGCAGCTTGAACATGGCACGACGCGAATTCGCCCTCGACCTCACGCGCTATCACGCCCGTCACCAACGTGGCGATCTGGCCGTGTTTCTCACCTGGCACGGCAACGACCTGGAGCCGTGCCTCGTCATCGTGCCCGCCCATTATGAGGGCCACGAGCGCGTGACGCCGTGCATCGTGCCGCAGAAAGCCGCGTGGATCTGGTCCGAGGCGCTGGGCGACGGCGCCCATTGTGCCCGCACATCCTATCAGTTCTGCGAGTTCTTGCGCATCAACCCCGACCCAATGGCCTGCATCCGCATCACGTCGATCATCCGCGAACACATCGGCGATCTCCTCTCCATTCCCCCTGCTCCGTTCGAAACTGTCGTGGTGGCCGATGCCATCCGCCGGGACAGCGACGGCAAGGAGCGCTACTCGGAGATAGTTGACCGTGTTTGACGACGCGCCCCAGGACAACAGCATCGCGTTCGGCAAGGTCCGACGCGAAAACCCAGAAGAGCGGCTCTATCCCGACAGCACGAACATGCTGCCGGTCAAGCCCAACCGCGGAACGTCGGACCTCGACAGCGCGCGAAGCATCGCCCTGCATCGAAAGCTCGTCGGTTATTACCAGCGCGAGCTGGAGCGGCAGGCGGTCAATCGCGCCGAGATGGTCGAGGACGAGGATTTCTACGACAACGAGCAGTGGACGCAGGCCGACAAGGCCACGCTGCGCGAACGCGGCCAGGAGCCGCTGGTCTACAATGTCATCTCCACGACGGTGAACTGGGTGCTGGGCACGGAAAAGCGCAGCCGTACCGACTTCAAGGTGCTGCCGCGTCGCAAGGCCGAGGGCAAGCCGGCCGAGCGCAAGACGCAGATCCTCAAATATCTGAGTGACGTGAATCGCACGCCGTTCCATCGTTCGCGCGCGTTCGAGGATACGGTGAAGGTTGGCGTCGGCTGGCTGGAGGACGGCGTCCAGGACGAGGACGACGGCGAGCCGATCTATTCGCGCTACGAGAGCTGGCGCAACATGCTCTGGGACAGCGCCGCGACGGAATATGACCTGTCCGACGGCCGCTACATGTTCCGGTCGAAATGGCTCGACTATGACGTCGGCGCGGCGCTGTTCCCCCAGCGCCGCACTCACCTGCGCGAAGCATGTCGCGAGGCCGGCGCTTTCGGCACGGACTGGTTGTACGGCGACGAGGCGATGGACAGTCTCGAAGACGCGATCGCGGAGGGCACTCTCGAAAACCTCGCGATGAACCGCGACCGCTTCCGCGCGATCGAATGCTGGTTCCGTCTGCCGGTACAGGTGCAGTCTCTGCGCGGCGGCGACTTCCGCGGCGAAGTGTTCGACGCCAGTTACGAGCCACATCAACGTCAGCTCGACGAGGGCCTCGCCACGCTCATCAATCGCACGATGATGCGCATGCACGTCGCCATCATGACCGAGAACGCGCTGCTCTACGTGGGGCCCAGCCCTTACCGGCACAACCGTTTCCCGTTCACGCCGATCTGGTGCTACCGGCGCGGCCGCGACAACATGCCCTACGGAATGGTCCGGGGCATGAAGGACATCCAGCGCGACATCAACAAGCGCGCGACCAAGGCCCTGCACATCCTGTCGTCGAACAAGGTCATCATGTCGGAAGGCGCGGTCCCCGATCTCGACGATTTTGCCGAAGAGGTCGCGCGCCCCGACGGGATCATCGTCAAGAAGAAGGACTCCGAGCTGGTCATCAACGCCGATCGCGAGCTCGCGCCGGCGCATCTCGACCTCATGAGCCGCTCGATCGTGATGATCCAGCAGCAGAGCGGCGTCACTGACGAAAATCTCGGCCGTCGCACTAACGCCAGTTCCGGCATCGCGATCGGCCGTCGTCAGGAACAGGGCGCCATGGCGACCGCCGGCATCTTCGACAATCTGCGCTTCGCTGCGCAGGTGCAGGGCGAGAAGCAGTTGTCCACGGTTGAGCAGTTCATGACCGAGGAGAAGGCGTTCCGCATCACCAACATGCGCGGCACGCCTGAATATGTGACGGTCAACGACGGCATGCCCGAGAATGACATCATCGCCGCCAAGGCGGACTATGTCATCAGCGAGCAGGACTGGCGTGCGTCTGTTCGCCAGGCTCAGGTCGACGAGCTTCTCGCGCTCCTGTCGCAGCTTGCCCCGGTCAATCCGCAGGTCGCGCTCGTCATGCTCGACCTTGTCGTCGAAGGCATGGACGTGCCGCAGCGTGACGAACTGGTGCGTCGCATTCGGTCCATCACCGGCATGCGCGATCCCGACGCCGAGGAGCCGACGCCCGAGGAGATCGCGCGCGATCAGGCGCAGCAGGCCGCGCAGCAGCGGCAGGACGCACTCACCGATGCGACGATCGCGGACAAGCAGGCCGGCGCACAGCAGAAGGCGGCGCAGGCGCAGAAGCTCGCACTCGAAGCTCAGAAGGCACAGACCGCGATCGCCGAGGGCAATCTCGCCGCGGTCAAGGCCGCGCTCGAAACCGCGCTTCAGATGATGTCCGCGCCGGTCGCCGTGCCGGTCGCCGACGAGCTGCTCCACGAGGCGGGCTACCAGTCCCGCTCCGAGCAGGAGGAAGACGCGCGCATCCAGGGCGTGATGCAGGGCGAGGCCGAAGCCGATCAGGCCGCCGCGCTCCAGGCAGCGCAGGAGGAACAGCTCGCGCAGCAGCAGGCACAAGCGGCCGGTGAACCCGGCATGGATCAACCACCCGCGCAAATGGTCGGCGCATAGCCCGGAGGAAGTCATGGGAAAAGTCGATGCAATGGCAGCACTGCCGCATTTGAATGAACGGATCGGAAGCTTGGTCGACCGACTGAGCGTTGCAGCTCGCGAGTTCGAAGATCGCAATGACCGGATCATGGGATGCGTCCCCACGCCGGGGGAGCAGGCGAGCATGAGGGACCAAATGCCTGCCGAGCCCAATGGCATGCTCACTGAGGTCAACATCTCGCTTGATGCCCTCTCCACCCAGATTCACCGCATCGAGCAGGCGGTCGCCCGCCAGCGCGATCTGGCCTGACACCAACCCGAAAGGACGGAACAATGGACCCCGATAAGTTGAACGACGACGAGCTGAACCTGCTCACCGACGAAGAGCGTGCCGGTCTCGAAGATGACGACGAGGGCAGCGAAGGCGATGAAGGCCAGGACGACGGCGACGATGCCGGCGATGATGGTGACGACACCGGCGATGAGGGCGAAGGCGAGGAAGGCGATGATGCCGGCGACGCTGGCGAAGGCGACAAGGGCGCGGACGCTGGCGATGCTGGTGACGGCGCAGGCGCGGGCGACGAAGGCCGCGACGACGGTGATGATGACGATGACGACGATGATACGCCCTCGCCTCGTCCGAGCGCCGAGCGTGTCGACGCCGCCGACATCAATAGCAAGATCGCGGATCTCGGCACCAAGCGCGCTGCGCTCGAAAAGCAACTCGACGATGGTGAGATCACGGGGAAGGAATTCGCGACCCAGCTCGACAAGCTGAACGACGAAAAGGCAGACCTGTCCGGCAAGCTCACGCGCCAGGCCGAGCAGGACAAGGCCGTTGAAGAAGCGTGGTACGGCGACGTGCGCAAGTTCCTCGCCAAGAACCCGGAAGTCAACGCCAACCAGTCGCGCCTGGCCTCGTTCGACAGTGTCGTGCGCCGCGTCAACGGCGATCCGGAGAACGCGTCGCTCTCCAATCGCCAGCAGCTCAAGAAGGCGCATGCCATCTGGCAGGAGGAGATGGGCATCAAGCCGGCCGCCAAGGCAGAGCCTGCTCCCAAGGCGGACACCGGCAAGGAAGGCGACAAGCCGGGCAAACCGAAGCCCAAGGCCAAGCCTGCGCTGCCGCCGACGCTTCACAATCTGCCGGCCGCCGACATCGAGGTCGGGGACGATGGCAAATATTCCTATCTCGATAGCCTGCTCGAGAAGGGCATGACCATCGAATATGAGGACGCCCTCGCCAAGCTGCCGGAAGCCGAACAGCAGGACTATCTGAGCCGCGCCTGAGGCGCCGCTCTACCAGAAGGAAGCGGGGACCATGTTGAAGCTCGATGTTCGCGTTGGCGAGAGCGTCTCGATAGGAGACGGTGTCGTCATCACGCTGGAGAAGAAGTCCGGGCAGCTCGCCCGGATTGCCTTCCACGCCGACCCACAGACGCGAATCCGGAAGATGCAGAACATCCCCGGTATCCCGGAACAGCCCCAAATTTAGGAAGCTGTTGCAAGTGCCACGCGGATAGGGCAAAATCCGCGTCGGCATAAGCGCATGAGTGCTCTTTGCGGATATCAATCCACGAGGGCACGAAATGGGACAGACTGTCATCCCCTTCGGCGACGCAAAGGCGCAGAAGAAGTGGTCGGGTAAGCTCTTCATCGACACGGCGAAGAAGAGCTACTTCCAGCGCAAATTCGTCGGCGAAGGCGAAAATAACATCATCCAGCGCAAGACGGAGCTGGACAGCGATGCGGGCGACCGCATCAGCTATGACCTTTCCGTCCAGCTGCGCGGCAAGCCGACGCAGGGCGACAATCGCGTCAAGGGCAAGGAAGAGAACCTCAAGTTCTATACGGACGAAGTGGCGATCGACCAGACCCGTCACGCGGTCTCGGCCGGCGGACGCATGACGCGCAAGCGAACCGCGCACAACCTGCGCAACGTCGCGAAGGATCGCCTGTCCGACTATTGGTCGCAATATATCGACGAGATGAACTTCATCTATCTGTCGGGCGCGCGCGGCATCAACGAGGACTTCATCGAAGACGCGGACTGGACGGGCCATGCCGGCAACACCATCCAGGCGCCCGACAGCGAGCATATCCTGTTCGGCGGCGACGCGACCTCGAAGGCCACCATCAGCACGGACGACGGCTTCAGCCGTGAGCTCGTCGAGCGCGCCACGGTTCGCGCCCGCATGATGCGCGCCCTCAACCCCAAGACGGCGAACATGCTGCCGGTCGATATCAACGGCGAGCGGCATTATGTCATCCTCATGTCGCCGTTCCAGGAATATAGCCTGCGAACGGAAAGCGGCGCGGCCGGCTGGATGGAAATCCAGAAGGCTGCAGCCACCGCTGAGGGCCGTAGCTCGCCGATCTTCAAGGGCGGCCTCGGCATGATCAACAACGCCGTGCTCCATAGCCATGAATCGGCCATCCGGTTCAGCGACTATGGCGCGGGCACCAACCTCCCTGCCGCGCGCGCCCTGTTCATGGGACGTCAGGCGGGCGTCGTGGCCTATGGCACCGCCGGTGGCCTGCGCTTCACCTGGAAGGAGGAGGTCGACGACTACGGCAACGAGCCGACCGTCGTCGCAGGCACCATCATCGGCGTCAAGAAAACCCGGTTCAACGGCAAGGATTTCGGCGTCATGGCGCTCGACACCTATGCCAAGAACCCGACTGCGTAAGGAGCGGGCGATATGGCAACCATCATCCATTCGAAGCACGCGCTGGGCACGGCGGCAACGCCGCGCCCTCAGACGGCCGGCGCCGTCCACGCCGTGAAGTTTCGCCACACCTTCTCGGCAGCGCTGGCCGCAGCGGCGATCCTCGAGCTGGGCGTTCTTCCGTCCTACGCGCAGATCGTCGGCTACAAGCTGATCCCCGAGGGCGACTTCGGAGCGGTTACCGCCAGCGGCGGGATCATGACCGGCGAGTTGGGCGCCGACGACGACGCGCGCGTGGCTGGTACCGAGCTGTTCTCGGCCGCCACCGCGCTCAATGCCGTCGCGTCTCCGGACAAGGCGGCAGCGTACAATGTCGCGCCCGTCGAGGCGGCGCGCGGCATCGGCCTGCAGTTCAGCGGTGCGGTTGCGGCGGACGCGACCAAGAAGCTGACCCTGATCGTCTTCTACTCCCAGTAAGACGAGGGCGGGAGGGCTGCACCCCTCCCGCCTCTTTCCCGTCCCCCGCACGGCAAGGAGCCCGTCATGCTCATCGAATCCATCATTCATCGCCCGAAGGGCACGAAGGTCGCTCTGCTTGGCGGCTCTTATCATTTCCTGCCCAATGCCGAGGGCAAGCACGTCGCCGAAGTCGAGGACGATCGCGACATCGCCACCCTGCTCGCCATCAAGGAGGGCTTCCGCCCGGCCGATGGCAGCGTGCTTTCGACGTCCGGCGAACTGCCCGTGATCGACGGCGCCTATTTCATCTTCCGCGGCCCGCAGGATGCCGAGGCTTTCCAGAACTGGCTGCACGCGATCCCCGACATGCTGACTGAGCCTGCCGAGTTCGTCCTGCTCATCGACAAGATCGCCGCCGGTGAAGCCAATCTCGACGGCTTCCCCCTACCCGAACCGCGCAAGGATCCGATTTCGCCCGCGAGCCTGCTCGCTGGCGTGCGGGTGCCGACGGAGCTCTCCTCTCCGCCGCCACCCGCCAACAGCATCGTCCCCAACCAGGCGGACTCCCCCGGTAGCGACGCCGGCGGTTTGCAGGACACTGGTGACGGCGGAGCCGGCGCGGCGGGTGGCGCCGGCTCCGATACCGACGAGGAGGAAGATGGCGACGAGGAAGCGGAAGAACATTCCCCGCCTCCCCCGCCGCCTTCCGGCGATCTCGACCGCGAGGCCCTGGCGAAGGAATATGACGAATTGATCGGCCATCGCCCCAACGGGCGCTGGTCGGCTGAGAAGATCGCCGCCGCCATCGCCGAGCACAAGGCGGGTTGATCTCATGGCGCTGGCTTCCGAAGTCCTGGATCGTGCCCGGCGCCTGATCCAGGACGAAACCAGCGTCCGCTGGCCGCTCGTCGAGCTCGTCATGTGGCTCGAGGACGGCCAGCGCGAGATTGCGCTGCAAAAGCCATCCGCCGTCAGCGTCAATCGCGTCATGCCGTTGGACGCTGGCACGCTCCAGACGCTGCCTGGCGACGCGATCGCGCTGCTCCGCATCGTCCGCAATATCGTCTCGGTCGATGGCGATGGACGCCGCAATCCCGGCCCTGCCATCCGCATCTGCGCCCGCGACATGCTCGACGCGCAGAACCGCAATTGGCACGACAGCCGCGACGTGCGCTACAGCCGCACGGTCAAGCACTATGTCTATGACGAGGAGGACACGCGCTCCTTCTACGTCTACCCCGGCAACGACGGCACCGGCATGGTCGAGGCCGTCGTCGCGATCGATCCGGCCCGCATCATCATTGCGCGCGGCAAGGATGCCGAGGATCTCGCCGCCTATGAGGTGGAGCTCACCGTCCAGAGCATCTACGTCAACGCGCTGGTCGATTATGTCCTCTATCGCGCCTTCGCCAAGGATGCGCAGTATGCCGGCAATGCGCAGCGCGCCGCGCTCCACTATCAGCAGTTCGCCAATGCGCTCGGCATCAAGTTCAACCAGGAAGCCCTGTCGAGCCCGAACCAGTCGGCACGGACGGGCGCTGACTGATGCGCGACATCCCCGATTTCCTGCGCTGGGTCATGCCCTACGCCTCGTCCTGCCCGGAGCCGGTGGCAGAAGCGCAGATCCTTGCCGCGGCACGCGACTTCTGCGCCGCCACGCGCTGCTGGCGTTTCGTCGACACCATCGCCGTGCGCGACGACACCCCGGAAATCCTGTGCGTGCCGCCGCAGGCGACGCTGTTCGAGATCGAGGAAGCGGCTTTCGACGGCCGCAAGCTCGAGCGCGTCTCCTACATTGATACGTCCGAGGCGGCCGGCGATCCGTATCAGATCTCGCAGGCCGACATGAACAGCGTGCGCATCAACCCGCATGCCGCCGGCTCGCTCAAGCTTAGCATCTTCCTTCAGCCTGCCCAGCATGCCGATGCTCTACCAGACATCCTCTATGATCGCTGGGCCGAGCAGATCGCCGACGGCGCGCTTGCCCGCATCCTTGAGCTTCCCGGCCAGGCGTTTACCGATCTGAACAACGCCGCCTATCGCCGCGCCCGCTTCGAAGACGCCAAGAGCAGCAACTTCAACATCAGCAAGCGAGGTCAGCAGCGTGCCCCCAGTCGAACCCGCGCCCGCTTCTTCTGATCCGTTCGAGGCGATTCCGCTCCAGAGTGACGCGCTGCCGTTCGTCGGCGATCGTGAGGTGCATGATCGCGGCTCCGGCATGATGGAGCTGCACCGTAAGGACGCGGCCGTCGTCTATGCCTATGTCATCGACATGCGCCGCTATCTGCTCGAGGGCGAGAGTGTTACCGGCGCAGCGGCCACCATCTCCCCGGTCACCGATCCCGCGATGGCGATCGTGCGCATGGAATATGGCGCGGATGCCGTCATCGTCTGGCTCTCGGGCGGCCAGGACGAGGTGCGTTATGTCGTTGCCGCGACCGTCACGACGAGTGGCAAGCGTCGCTGGCTCATCCGCTTTGCCATCGTCACGCACGGCGACGCCGCGCCGGTCGAGATCGTCGAAATCAGCGCCGAGCAGCTGGCCGACAGCGTCGGCGCTGGCGTCGTTGCGCAATATGCGTTTACCCCGCCAAGCATCAGCTTCCCCGCAACCGCCGTTGGAGCGACCTCCGCGCCAATCGCCGTCGAGGTGACGAATGTCGGCGCCGAGCAGGCCTCGATCCAGTCCATCACGATCGGCGCGCCCTTCACCTTCACCAGCGATACCAGCGGCAGGCTTGCACCCGGCGAAAGCTTCACGCTCCAGATCCGGTTCGCGCCGACGATCGCCGGCAACCGGAGCGCCACGCTTGTGATCGACGGCAATGTCGCGGCCACCTTACCCCTTTCAGGACGCGCGACTTAGGCTATAATGCCCCGTCCATCGCGCATGAGTGCGGTCTTTCTCAAAGGCTGCACATATGCCCATCCTTGAAGGCTCCTCTTACGCTACCTTCCTGATCCGGCTCTCGCAGAGTCCGGAGGAAGCGGTCACCGTCCAGTGGGCGACCGAAGCGGTTACCGCGGTACCGGGCCGGGATTATGCCGAGGCGGCCGGCGACGAGACCTTTCTCCCGGGCGAAACGGAAAAGACGGTGCAGGTGCTGGTCTATGGCCGCGCGCCTGGCGACACGTCGGTGCGCACCTTCCGCATCCGCCTCTTCCCCGCGCCTGACGCGATCCTTGGCACGTCGCTGCTCAACGCGGTCATTCGCGTCATCGACCAGGACGACGCCGTCGTCACCTCGGTCACCGTCGCGAACGGTCCGGACGGTCTGTCCGCATATGAGCTTGCCAAGCTGCAGGGCTATACCGGCACCGCCGAGCAGTGGCTTGCCGATCAGAAAGGCGACGCGGGCGACAACGGCCTGTCCGCCACAACGCAAATGTTCGACGCCGGTCTCATCGATGCAGATGATCCCAACGCGCTGTTTCAGCGCCTGGCGGCGACCGGCGGCCCGGCCGGCGGCTGGTATGAAAGCCTGACGGCCGGCGCGGCCGACGTCGACGAGGGCGAAGGCTTCTACGTCTGCACGCCAGACGGCGAGTTCTTCGCGGCACAGAAGATCGGCGGCGCTGGCGTCAAGGTGGCCGTGTTCACGACGCGGGCCTATCTGCGCAACAACGGCATCAACCTCTGGGAGGAGGCCAGCCGCAACGGCTCGACCGATCCGGCAGACATGGTCGCCACGACCGACGCGATCAAGAACGTCATGGAGGATGCCGCGTCCTGGGGTGTCGGCGTCATCAACTGCGGCGGCGACGATCGCACCTATGTCTGCGGCGGCGATTACGAGACCTATGGATATCTGATTCTCAAGGAGAAGGGGCTCGCTGACGCGCCCTTTGCCTTCCGTCGTGGCCGCATCCCGCTCGTGTCTGGCGTCGAGCTGCGCGGCAATTCGCGCACGTCGAAGGCGAAGTTCCTCGCCGCGCCTGGCGACCATAATCCGGGCGGCCTGTTCTACGTGCCCTTCTGGGAAGAGATTCCCGACGACAAGGTATCGAAGGTCGGCTTCCGCTGGCTCGACATCGACGGCAACGAAGCGAACCAGACCTATTCCGCTTATGTCGCCGGCACATCCGACGCCAATATGTGGATCCAGGGCCACGCCATATCGGGCGGCGCTGTCCACGGCCTTCAGGTCTATGAATGCGCTATCCACGGTTGGTGGGGCCATGCCGTGTTCGGCTGGGGCGCGCTCGACTTCGGCAAGACGTCCAACGACTGGTCGATGATCGGCTGCGACATCTACAACAACATGCAGGGCGGCGCGCAGATCGCGATGAACCGCTTCTACTCCGAGCGGAACTACTACCATGGCGATGGCGGCTGGACCGGGCTCGGGCCGAACATCGAGGTGCATGGAGAAGACGAGGAATTCTTCGACATCGTCTCGATCAACGACATCTTCGACGGCCGTGACGGTCTCTCCACCGTGATCGCGACGACGAACTGGTCGGGCAATGCGCCTCCGGGCTACGACACGGACAGCGAGGCGGCACTTGCTGCGCGCGTGCATTTCCGCCGCGGCTTCGTGCTGTCGGGCAACTGGTACACGCGACCGGAGGATGACAAGTTCCAGCGCCAGCGCGGCCGCGTATCGGTCATTCATCCCAAGCTGTGGCAGTCCAACATCGTCTGCACCGGCACCGATCGCGTCGCGATCGACAGCCCGATCCTCGAATCTACCTATGAGGATATCAGCAAGCAGTGGCCGCGCGCGGCAGAGGCGATCCGCGTCACACCGGCAGAAGGCGGTCTCGATATCACCGGCTTCGACCAGGTGTCGGTGAGCAACGCGATCGTCAACCATGACATGGCCGCCCCGACCATGCTGTTCAGCGGCTTCCGCAAGGCCAATGTGTCCGCACAGATCACGGGCGGTCGCGACGCCGGCATTCGTCTGGAGGCGTGCGGCGGGCGCGTCGTCGCTGACGTCGAGAATGTGGGTACGGTCACTGCGGACCATCCGGAGAATTCCTCGGCTGTTACCGTCTTCGGCCAGCGTGGTCCGCTCTCCATCGATGTCCAGGCGGTGGAGAGCCGCGCAGGCGCCGCGCGTCAGATGACGCACGCGGTTTACATCAATACCAGCGTCGACTTCCCGGCCCGCGTCTCCGGGTCGGCAACAGGCATGCTCACGGCCAAGTGGGAGAATGTCGGCAATAACGCGATCGACGCCGGCCTCATCGACCAGGCGGACCGCCGCCTCGAGCCGAACATTCCCTTCAGCCCGAAGGCCGGGTTCGAGACGGAAGGCGACATCACCTTCCGGAGCACCGATGGCGATCTCAACGTCAATCTGGAATCGCCCGACGGCACTGCTCGCAAGATCAACTTCATGGATGCCGGCGGTCTCGAGGTGCAGCTGCACCAGGTCTCGGCCGGCGACTTCCAGATCAACATGTATGACGACGGTGTCGCCGTTGGCACGCCGATCATCATTTCGAACGACGGACACCTCGTCACCAACTCGGGCTGGCAGAACCCGATCGCGATCCGGCCTGTCGCGGCCGGCGCGACCATCGGCTGGCTCTGGATGTCGGAAGATCAGGTCATCCGCGTCAAATCCACCCGGCCGACATCTGACGACGATGGCATTGCTGTCGGCGATCAGACCGACACGCCCACACCTTAACGGAGAACGACAATGCCGGTCGGCTACACTTCTGCCAATCGCCGTACTATCCAGCTCATGGTGGAGCAGGCCGCGCCGCTGTTCGAGGATGGCAGCGCGCCGATGTTCATGGAAATGGTCGACGCGATCGCTACCGTCGTTGTCGGCAAGCTCTTTTATGCGATTGCGCCAGTCGGGAACGAGCACGAAGGTGAAAAGCGTCTATATCTCCGCACTGCCGTCGCGCCATTTTATGCGGACCAGGGCGACGCATCGGCACCCGTATCTCGAGGAGTGCTGCCGCAAGCAATACTGCCCGCCGCCGGCGATCTGACCGCATTTCTCGCTGGTGCGCGCAATTCTGCGGCGATCCGGGCGGGCGACATCGCCACGCCTGTCGCGGTCGCGATAGCCGATGGCCGACGCTACCGCATCGATCTCGACCGTCTCGCACGGCTCTACCAGGCCAACGACAATACGGCGGTGCTGGAGTTGTACACGCTCCCCGTCTGGATCGACGCGGTCAACGAGATCACGGAAAGCTCAGTCAATCTGGTCATCGCGGGCAACACCGCCGCCTATTCCACCGTCAGCGTCCTCACGACGGCTACCGCCCACACGCTCAAGCGAGGTGACGTTGTAAAGGTGATCGCCGACGATCCGGTTCCCTACGCTAAACACGTTGATGGTAGTTCGGTTCGGGTTGGCGAGTTCGCGACTGTCGGCCTGGACAGCACGGGCACAACCATCACACTGATGGGGCGGTTGCGCGAAACCTATTCGACCAACATCCGCGTGTTCAGGTTAGCCGATGCCAGCGTGGACATCATCGGCGGCAAAGCCGACTATGACAACGCGGTGGTCGAGGGATCGCCGTTCTTGCGCCTAATGGGCCTGCGTAACTGCACGATCAGTGGTGGCGGATCCGACCGCCAGCTTTCGGCAGCGATCCAGATCATCGGTTGCCTCGACACCAAGATAACCGGCTGCGACTTTCGTACCGGCAGCAACGATCCGGTGAACGGCAACTATCCCTATGGCGTGGATGATATGGGGTCCGAAGGGACGCTGTTCAGCGGTTGCTCGGGCCGCGACCTGCGTCACCTGTTTACCACGGATGGCTATGCGATGGCGGCGAACCGGACGGGCAAGGATGTCCACCGCTACGGCCGCACCCGAGGCGCGGTTATCACCGGGCTGGTCGCCCATGACTGCTCTAATGCGGCTCTCGACACGCACGATGAGGTCGATGGCCTGACCGCCACCGGCAGCATTGTTAACGGAACATATTTCGGTGCAGGTTCGACTGCACCCGCATACGAGATGCGTGGTCGCAATGTACATTATGACAGTTGCACCGCTATCCGGCCCACTCTGGGGTTCTACATGCGGACATCGCGTGGTGGTCTTGTGACCAACCCCAAGGTGGTCGATGCGGTGGGCCGGGTGCTGCGGGTGGATAAGGGTAATGTCACCACACCGGACACGGCTACCGAAATCAGCCACCCGATCGAAGCGCGTTTCATCGGCGGCGAAAGTTCGCAGCGCGATCCCGCGATTGACGAAGCTCCCTTCTATGTGGTGGGCCGTTCCGGCGCGACCACCAGAGCGGAAATCGGCGGGGGACATGTCTATACAGCGCATGGCGCCATGGATACGCAGACATCCATCCTCCGCATCTACGCAGAGGACGGCGCCGCGATCGAAGCTGACCTTGATATCGTCATCGACCTGCGTGACGCCACGCGCGGCGCGGCGATGGCCGCCCTCATCTACGTCGGCGGTGCGGGGACGAACAGCATCAAACTGCGCGGCCGAGTGCGGGTGATCAAGGGTGCATTCCCCATCGCCGCCCTGATCGGCACTGGCGGCCCGCCCAGCACAAAATATGATGCGGACATAGACCTGGATGTCATCGTGGAGGGTGACACAGATTTCGCCGGGGCGACCAGTCTTGCCCCGGTCGGCACCGATCTGAGCGGCACATGGCTCAACACATGGGTGCGCGGTCACAAGACGATCGCCGGCGTGCGCTCCGGCTTCCATGCTATCAGCTATACGCCAGTGCCAGGGGATGCACTCAAGACGCCACGCACTTCGGACGGGCGAGCGCTCGTGCGCCTCACTCCCGCAAGCGATCTTAAGGGGCTGACCGACAGGTTGACGATCAGCAATGCGAACTGGCGCAACGACCAGGACATCACCGTCTACAACGACAGCGCCTATATCGTGCAGATCGCCAATTTCGTGACGCTGGGGCCTAAGTGTAAATGCATCCTGCGTTACCGGGCCGGCAGTTCGAGTGCGATCCTCGTATCCGCGACCGTGCCGACCGGTGCATATGCGCGCACATCAAGCTACTCGATGGCGACGAGCGACGACAACAGCCGCAATAAGCTCGATCATGCGACCGGCGCGACCGTCACGATGCAGGCCAATTTGCCCGCAGGTTATACCGCTGATTTCGTTCAGTCAGGGGCTGGCCAATGGACATTTGACGCAGCCGTGGGCGCATCCATCACTGGCTATCCGGGCCTCAGATCGGCCGGTCTTAATGCCAAAGTGCGGATCGTCTGCGTCAGCAATTACGATGGTGCCTCGGCGGTGTTCGAGGCGTCCGGCCACCTGGTTGCATAATGATCCCGGCGCCAGGTTGCAAGACAGGTCAGGCGCCGGGATCGCCGGCAACCGCTGAGCAGCCGGCAACCCGAGCGTCGTCACGAGCGGGTCATCCGCGCTGATAGCATACCGAGAGCAAGAGGAAAGAATGGCGATCAGCATCACAGGCTTCGGCGGCGAAATACCTCGCGTTGAGGCGCGCCTCCTCGCCAACAGCGCCGCGCAGGTGGCGCGCACGGTCAAGCTCGAGGATGGCTCGATCGCGCCGCTGCGCGTCCCCACGCTCGCAAAAGCACTATCGTCCACGGCGCTTACCATCTTCCTCGACGGCGACGACTGGCTGACATGGCAGGCCGTCGTGTCGGTCGTGCCCGCGCCGATCGCCGAGGATCGCCTCTATGTGACAGGCGATGGCGCCCCCAAGGTCATCGCAGCGGGTGCCACCTATCCGCTTGCGGTGCCCGCGCCCTCGCGTGCGCTCGTCGCCTCGATCCAGACCGGCTCCCCTGATCCCGAGCTTAGCTCCACCATCCTCTACACCTATACATGGGTGACGACGCTCGACGAGGAATCGGAGCCCGCCCCGCTCAGCAACGCGCTGCTATGGAGCGAGGGGCTGAACGTCGTGCTGTCCGGCTTCGCGGTGCCGCCGGCCGGGCGGCCGATCGACCGCATGCGCATCTATCGCTCGCAGACCAGCGCCCTGGGGGAGACGCTCCTCTACCTGATCAAGGAGCGTGCCGTATCCGCGTCCGGCTTCACCGATCTCGCGGGCGAGAATGATATCCAGGAACAGCTTCCCTCGCTCGACTATAATGCGCCGCCCGCCAACCTCTCCGGCCTCGTGCCGATGCCAAATGGCATGATGGCGGCGTTCGTCGGCAAGAAGCTCTATTTCTGCGAGCCGTACCGCCCGCATGCCTGGCCCGAGAAATATATCCTCACCATGGATTATGAGATCGTGGGCCTCGGCGTGTTCGGCTCGGCGGTCGCCGTCATGACGCGCGGCCAGCCCTATATCGTCGCCGGCACCGCGCCCGACACCATGTCCATGGAGAAGCTGGAGGTGAACCTCCCCTGCGTCTCCGCGCGCGGCATCGTCGATCTGGGCTATTCCATCGCCTATCCCTCGCCCGAGGGCCTCGTCGTCATCAACACGTCGGGCGCGCAGCTGGTGTCGCGCAACCTCATCACGCGCGACCAGTGGCAGCGGCTGAAGCCCGCGTCCTTCGTCGCCAGCGTCCATTCCGGCCGCTATGTGACGTCCTACACGCCGATCTCAGGGCCGGCCGCGACGCTCGTCATCGACCTCAGCGGCGAGCAGCCGTTCATCACGCACGCCGACGCCCACGCAACCGCGATGTATTATGACATCGAAACCAGCCGCCTCTTCTACGCGGAGGGCCTCGAGATCCTCGAATGGGACGCGCTCACCGCCGCGCCCGACATGTTCACATGGCGCTCGAAGATTTTCGCGCTCGCGGGCCATGTGAACTTCTCCTGCTTCCTCGCCGACGTCGAGCAGATGGCGGGCGCGGACACGCTCAGCTTCACCGCGCGCATTATCGCCGACGGCCGTCAGGTCGCGAGCGTGCAGACTGTCAACCAGGTCGCGCGCCTGCCGTCGGGCTTCCTCGCGCGCAACTGGGAGATAGAGGTCCAGAGCAATGCGAAGGTCACCGCCCTCGCCCTCGCCTTCTCGCCCACGGAGCTGTCGGCATGACGCCGCGCGCCGCAAACCCGTCGGTCGAGAACAACCAAGCGTTCCGTCTTCTTCAGGAGAAGGTCGGCATTCTCAACGGAGAGCGCGGCGATCGGCGCAAAGCGGCTATGCGCGAGGGCGACGCGCAGGATTTGCGCGAATTCATCGCCAATCTGCGCAAGGGCACGGCCGACGTGCAGAAGGATCTGGCCGACGCCGTCGCCACGCTCGAGCAGCTGTCCAACAATCTCGACACGATCAGCGCGAGCCTCGACGAAACGAAAGGTGAGCTGGAAACCACCCAGCAGGGCCTGGCGGCGGCACAGCAGCAGCTTGGCGGCCTGCAAGAGACACTTTCGTCGGTGCAACAGGCGATCGCCCTCGCGCAATCGGCCATCGACGCGCTCGACCAGAGCGGCGCGGCCGTCGCGCAGGATCTCGCCTCGCTTCAGTCGGCCGCCGGCGCGGTCACCATTCCCGACCTGACCTCGAGCGACGTCATGGCAGCGCCCACAGCCGCCGAGCACAATCTGCTACGAGCCGATGTCGTGGCGATGCGAGCGGCCCTCATCGCGATGCGGACGGCAGTTTCCTCTTAGGCGAGTCCTGCGCTATAGTGCGGCGACGCGCATGAGTGCGGCTCCCTGTTCATGGAACCGCGCATGTCTGCACCCGGCATTATTCTCGACGAACCTGACCGCCTCATCGCCTGGGCTGCGAAGCAGTTCGGGCTCAATTTCTTCTCCGACGCGCGCGCGATCGGCTGGGGCACGCTCGACGATATCCGCGCGGTCGCCATCTACGAGCGATGGACCGGCACCGACTGCAGCGTCCATCTCGTCAGCGACCAGCGCCCCGGCTGGTTGTCGCGCAGGTTCATCGCCGCCGGCTTCACCTATCCGTTCGTCGTCGGTGGGCTGCACCGCATGACCGGCCTCGTCCCCGCATCGAACAAGCGCGCGCTCCGACTCAATCAGCATTTTGGTTTCAGGATCGAGGGTGCGCTTCGCCGCGGCGCGAACGACGGCGGCGACATGATCGTCATGGGTATGCTCCGTGAGGAGTGCCCCTTCATCGCAAAGGACATGCTCCATGAGCAGTAAAGGCAGTGCCCCCAGCCCCGATCCGCAGATCGGGCGCGCCGCGATCATGCAGGCTGAGCTCGGCAAGGAGTTCCTCAACTTCTCGAAGGAGCAATATGCGACGCAGAATGCGCGCAATGACAAGCTCGACGATCTCTCGACCCGCGTCGCCAACGCCCAGCTCGACGCCTCCACGCAGGCGCAGGAGTGGGCGTCGGAGGATCGCGACCGCTACAAGTCCGTGTTCCAGCCGCTGCAGGACGAGTTCATCGCCGAGGCCAATAAATACGGCTCGCAGGAATATCAGGACAAGGCCGCCAGCGAAGCGCGCGCGGACGTCATCAATGCCGCGACCGGGCAGGCGCAGCAGCGTCAGCGTCAGATGGCGTCGATGGGTATTTCGCCGACGAGCGGCCGTTACGCCGGGATCGAGCGCGCGTCCGACGTGCAGGTGTCGCTGGGCGCTGCCGGTGCGGAGAACAACGCGCGCCAGCTCGCGCGTGACAAGGGCCTTGCACTGAAGGCGGACTCGATCAATCTGGGCAACGGCCTCCCGTCGTCGGCCGCCGGATCGCTGGGGCTTGGCGTGACCGCCGGCAGCAGCGCGGTCAACACATCGACCGTGCCGATCTCGACCGCGAACCAGTCGCTCGGCGTGCTGCAGGGCGGCTATGGCACAGCCATGAACGGCTATGCCGGCCAGGCCAACACACTCAACAGCCTGTATCAGAACCAGCTCAGCTCCTGGCAGGCGCAACAGCAGGCGAGTGGCGGCATCTTCAACACGCTCGGTACCGTCGCGGGCGCCGCCATCATGGCATCCTCGAAGGAGTACAAGGAGGACAAGGCGCCGGCAAAGGGCGTGCTCGACGCAGTACGCGACATGCCGGTGGAGGAGTGGACCTACAAGAAAGGGATCGCCGACGAAGGCCGTCACATCGGCCCCTATGCCGAGGACTTCCAGGCCGCGACCGGCAAGGGCGACGGCAAGTCCATCCCCGTCGTCGACGCGATCGGCGTTGCGCTCGGCGCGATCCGCGAACTCGACGAGAAGGTGAGCAAGATGGAACGCGGCGTGATCCGCAAGGATAAGGGCCGCAAGGCCGCATAAGGAGGTAACATGGTCAACTTCTCCATCGGTCTCGGATCGTTCGCGCAGGGCCTCAACCAGGGCCTGTCCATGGGTTCCCAGATCAAGGGCGTCATCGACCAGCGTAAGATGCGTAACATCGCCAAGGATGGCACCGCGCAGGCGACCGCCGCGCGGGACAGCGCGATCACGGGCGCGATCGAGACCACGGCGAACGAGGATGGATCGCAGTCGTTCAAGGTCGGGGACCAGACGTTCAGCGACCAGGGGCAGGCGCGCAACGCCGCGGCCCAGCAGGTGGGCACCGTCATGGACTTCTACCGTCAGACGACGGTGCCCAAGCTCATTCAGGGCTATCTGGATCTCGGCGATCCGGACAAGGCGCAGCAGCTCCAGTCCTGGATGGAGACGAGCGAGGCCGAGGGGATCACGCGCGACTGGGCACGCGGCGCACGCCTGGCGCTGCTCGGCGACACCAAGGGCGCCATGCGGAAGTTCGGCAAGCTCTACGAAAAGATGGAGCCGGGTTCGAAATATATCGGGATGGAGGACATCACCGAGCCCAATTTCGAGGAGAAGGCGCTGCCGGGCACCGGCCAGACCATCCGCGTCGAGAATGGCACACGCCCGGCCGGCGTTCGCCTGAAGTTGCGCAACGCCGACGGTGAAGAGGTCAGCCACGACTTCACCAGCACGGAGGATCTCTATCAGACGGCGATGATGACGCTCTCTCCCGACAAGTTCGTCGGCCGCGCCTTTTCGGAGATGGACAAGGCGAGCGCCGCGCGCCTCGCGTCGGCGAAGTCCGATCAGGAGTTTCAGCGTGACGTCGCGCTCAAGCGTATGGGCGCGGCCATCGACGATCAGCGTGACGAGCGACAGCACAAGCGGCAAATGATCCGCAGCGATCGCGAGTTCGGGCAGACGACGCAGCGCGACGCGACGCAGCAGGGCTATGACCTTGAAAAGATCATGACCGGCAAGCAGCTCGACGCGGCGCTCGCGCCAGCGATGGAGGCCGCGAAGGTCAAGGGCGACACGCCCGAGGATGCGCGCAAAGCGATCAGCGCGATCTGGAAGACGTTGTCGGAAACCTCTATCGGCGAGGGCTCCTTTAGCAAACTCCCGCCAGCAGAGCAGATCAAGCAAGCCACGGCGATCTACAGCCAGCAGAGCACGGCGGCGCGCGGCGTGATCCAGGGCGGCGCGCCGTCGAACAACGGTGGCCGCGGTATTCCAAAGCTGTGGTGACAGCGGCCCTACAAGCGGGGTAGGATGCGGGTCGCCGCGCATGAGTGTGGTCTTTTCCCAAAGACACCTCATCGCGAGTGACCGCCTTGGCCAAGTCGATCTTCCAGCTTTCGCCGCTTGACGCCGAAACTCAACGTCAGAGCCAAGGGATGGGCGTCATCGACCTGTCCCCGCCTGATCTGCCCGCTATCGATGTTCCTCCGCCGCCCGCAGCGCCGGCCGTATCGGCTGGCGTGCGTTCCGATGGCCGCATGCCGGCCGCCGCCAAGGCCCCGCCCGCCCTCGTCACCGCGTTCGAGAGTGCGGCGCTCAAATATGACATCCCGCTCAACATCATCATGGCGCTGGGCGAGCAGGAATCGCGCTACAATCCCGGCGCGCTGGGCACGCCCACGCAATGGGGCCGTGCCAAGGGCCTGATGCAGTTCCTCGACAGCACGGCCGCGCGCCTCGGCATCAACCCCTTCGATCCGATCCAGTCGATCGACGCCGCTGCCATGCAGCTGCGCGACCGTCTCAACCGCGGCTATTCCATGGCGGATGCGGTCAAAGAGCATTTTGCCGGGCCCGACCGCAAGAAGTGGGGCAGTAAGACGGCGCGCTATGGCGAGGAGGTTCTCGCTCGCGCTGCCCGCCTGAAGGGTGAGCTCGCGCCGCGTTACGCCGGCCGGCCGCCCAGCGGTGGCCCCTGGTATGCGCCAGGCGCAGAGAAGGGCGCAGGATCGGGCGATGTGTCGGCGGATGCCGTCTCGGCGCTGGTCGGGAAGCCGTCGCGCGCTAAGCCGACCAGCCTTGCCGACACGATCGAGAACCCGAACGATCTGCGCAACATCATCGCGCGGCGCGAGACCGAGGCGCAGCGCAAGCCGGACGAGGGCAACCTCATGCCGGGCCAGCGTCTCGGTGTCGGCGATCAGTTCCGCTCGGACGTCAAGCGCGGCGTCGCCAATGTCGGCAATCTGGGCGTCGGCCTCGCAGCTTTGGGCGCGGACCTCGTCGGCGCGGATGACACTGCCGACGCATTGCTGCAGCGCTATATCGCCAACGAGGCGGAAAATGCCGACAAGAATCCGGCTGTCATCGGCACATATAAGAATGTGCATGATCTGGGGGATGCTGGGCGATACGCACTGGAGGCGGTTGGTGAAAACCTGCCCATGCTCGTGCCCTCCCTTCTGTCCGGCGGACTGGGGGCGGTAGCCGCACGCAAAGCTGCCGAGCGCGGCGTCGTCAAGTTCATCGACGCCCAAATCGCCAAAGGCGTCTCGCGCGAGGTTGCTGAACGTCAGGCAGCGCAATTTGTCACGCGCCGCGCGACCGCCGGCGCAGCTGGGGGCGCGGCCGCGTCCTCGGTCGGCATGGAGAGCGGGAGCATCTATGGCGATACCTTCTCCGAGACGGGGAAGAAGGCCCCTGGTCTGGCGCTGGCCTTCGGTGTGCCCGCCGGCCTCCTCGACGCGATCGAGCCTGTCTATGCGCTGCGCCGCGTCGCTGGCCCGGCCGTCGATCAACTGGCGGGCGGCATCATCCGGCGCATCGGCCGGGAGGCGGGCACGCAATTCCTGATCGAGGCAGGAACCGAAGGGCTCCAGACCCTACTGGAGCAAGCGCCGAAGTCGATCGAGACCGGTCAGCCCTATTGGACGGAAGAGCTTCTCGACCAGGTCATTGACGCTGGGCTGAAGGGCGGCATCGGCGGTGGTGTCATCGGCGCAGGATCCGGCGCAC